AAACCACATAAAGGATAAGGTATGGCAACAGTTGATATTACAAGCTCAGATGACTTAACTACGATTACAGTCAAGCCAAAAACAAGGGGTAAGCGTAACAAGCGAACCGACCGACCTATGCTGTTATACCTAAACGAAATCGACCACAGTATCTTGTCGCAGGGCGCAGAGTTTTACAAATGCTCGAAGCATGATGTTGTACGGAAGTTCCTACATTCATTTAGAGACCAGCTGAACGCAAGACAATCTAAGGGGGTTTAATGGCTTACACTCCATCCAAGTTCGCCGTACCTGAAGAAGGTAGGTTCACTGTACCAGACTTCTCGCCAACTACATATGAACCTGTAAAAGGGTCTAAGGTCAATTCAGTCTTAGACATCCCATCGTTCGCTTACGCCTTAGCCGCATTCCCAGAAGATATTGAATCTGTACTCCGTGAACATAATGTATCCGCAGAGGAGTTTAAGAAACTCCGTAAGTCAGTTGTGTTCCAGAATGCATTCGTTGATGCAGTTGCGAACTACTCTAATAAGAAGGATGTATTTGCTTCCATGAATAAGGCAGCCGCCATCGCGCTCTTGCCCCATGTTATGAAGCGAGCTATGTCATCTGACGAATCACTCAAAGATTTAAACAAAACTTTAGAACTCTTGACCTCCAATGCAGGTATGTCTAAGAAGAATTCTGGCACTCAAGTAAATGTAAGCGTACTGTCTACCAAAGGTTCACACTCCGTACTGCTCGAAGGTCTTGATCATCTTACGATTGAGGGGGACTGATGGAAGTTAGTTTATTAAAGGGTACATATGAGCCTACACCTACCCACACGAGGTTCTTACGCTCACGCAAGATGATTAAAATTTTAGCAGGTCCAGTAGGTGGGGGCAAGACAACGGTCGCTTCTATTGACCTATACCTACGCGCACTGAGACAGCCTGCTAATCGGTTTGGTGTACGCGAGTCAAAGATTATGATCGCTCGTGCAGAAGCGGTAACTGCATTCAAGACTACCATGAAAACATGGGCACAGTGGATTCCAGCTGAGTTCTGCATCAGACAGAAGAACTCTCCACCATATGAGCTTGGATATGAGATACCACTTCCAGACGGTACTAAGGTATCTATGAGCGTGGAGTTCCTTGGACTTGATCCAATTGACGGTCTAGCGAAGTTGAAGTCCACTGAGTACACGATGATGTACCTTAATGAAGCGGATCAGATCCCTTGGAATGTATTGCTTGAGTGTCTATCAGGGTCTCGCTTACGGTTCCCATCTAAGAAGGACGCGAAGTATCCTGACGAATGGTTAGACGATGAGGAGAAACTAAAACCTGAGTATGTGGATGAGAATGGGTTCTTACTGGATGAGTATAGTGAACAGATTAATGTTGCCCCTGAGCGTGGCGTAATCATTGACTTTAACTTGACTGGTAAAGACCATGATATTTATAAGCTGGTAAATAACCTTCCAGATAACGCGGAGTATTTCGAGCAACCAGCTGCAATGATTTGTGAGAACTTCGACCAAGTTGAACGGGGCGAAGAACAGCCGATCCTTGTTATGAACCCACTTGCTGAGAATGTCCGTAACCTTGCGCACGGGTATTATCCAGACCAAGCTAAAACTAAGTCATGGACTCAGATAAAGCGTGATATATTAATGGTGTGGGCGAACATTGAAGATGGTGTGCGCGTCCACCCAGAGTTCAAACGAATTAACCATGTGAGAAAGACTGTTGATATTATTGAAGGGGCGTTCACCTTAATTGGATTTGATACCTCTGGATATAACCCAGCAGCCGTCATAGGGCAGGTTATCGGCGGTACATACTATGTCACTGACACGCTGTATGAGCCTGATACATCCCTCACTACCTTTATCGATACGATGTTAATGCCTCTCATCTCCCAGAAATATCAGGGGTGTGAGATTAGAGTATCATGCGACCCATCAGGTCCAAGGGGCGTGAACGACTTGAAGCCGTTCATGGTACTCCGAGAAAAAGGTCTGGACGCGGACATCGCTCCTACGAACGACATCGCACAGCGCATTCAGGCAGTCGCGAAGTTACACAAGAGGCAGGATGGGGTATTCATCGGGACGAAGGAGACGCTACTTATCGATGGTCTCGAGACATCATATATTTTTAAACGAAATAAAAACGGTGGCGGTTTAAAACCCACCCCAGATAAGATGTGCCCCGCAGGACATTTATGTGACGCATACCAATATGCGGCTGTCTCGATGGCTGCACACGAAGTTAGATCAAGAAGAAAACCTAAACCGAATCAACAAAAACGGAGATACATGTGAGTACGATCCAGAATAAAACTAAGGCTTACATTCAGCCTACCGTGTCTATGGAAGACCTGAGTAAAGCAGCCGCAAAGAACGCGAAAGAGATGTTAAAGAATGGTTCAACATCTAACCCAGACTTCTTAGCCGAGGTAGTGAAGCTTAAATTCCGTGAGGCACGAACATCGCGTAGTAACACTCGAGTCGGCAGATGGTCGCTCGAAGAGTTATTGAACTTGGCGGAAGAGCAGTATCACAGCTTAGTTCCTAATATGGGGTCTGGCGAGACAGAGTTTGAGAACGCAGTGTACATGACACCTGACGGAGTAGTCGAGAAGCGTGACATGTACTCCTCACAGGAGCGTAACCAGATTGACACGCTCATGGGGATTAACATCAAGGTATCGCTCACCAAAGATAAGGTAGATGTGGCTGTAGCAGCTTTACGCGACTTACTGTTATCTCAGCAGGACATGCCGTTTGAGATTACAGGAACGCCAATTCCAGAGTTACCAGAAATATTTAAGGAACAGTTACGCCGAGAGATTATGCAGAAGGTAATGGTGGAGACTGAGCTCGACCCGAACAAACCTGAAGAGCATTTATTCTTTATCGCAGAGCAAGAGAAAGACAAACTTTTACAGCAGACCCGAGATGTCGCGAACACTGTAGCAGAGAACCACGAGAACTTAGCCCATGACCAATTAACTGAAGGTGGGTTTAGAGAAGAGTTCAACGATTTCATCTTTAACTTCGTGCTCTATCCATACGCGGTATTTACAGGACCTATCATCGAGTTTAAGCCCCGAGTGAAGTGGAAGGGCGATAAGTTGGTTAGCGAGGTAGACGCGCAGTATAGGTTCGAGAGTGTACACCCAAGAAATTATTATTGGTCTCCAGACACGCTAGAGGCAGGTACAGGTGAGTATGACATTATCACGAGTTCAATCTCCCGCCACGAGCTTATGCAAGCTCTAACTTCATCAGATAAAGGTTGGATTAAAGAATCAATTAATTATATCTTAGCCAAGTCCACTGAGAACTCTGGGCACGCGTACATGGACTGGTCTACGGATATGGCGGTCGGTCACGACAGGCAGCCGAACCGTTTTGACAACACGAACAGAGCAACGCTACTGAAGTTTTACGGAGCATTCTTAGGGCAAGACCTTAAGCGAGTATGCGCATACAAGTTCGATGATGTTGAGCCAGAAGAGTACTATGAGTGTGAGGCATGGGTTGCAGCTGGTCGCACAATCTGGATTGGACAGTCCTCAAACACAGTTTCCTCACGCCGTCCTATTTTCACAGGTACATTCCAGCGAGTGCAAAAAGGTATTGGCGGATACGGTATCGCAGCCATCTTAGAAGACATTGAGCGTGAGTTCACATTAACCACACGAGCCATGTTGAACAACCTGATGTTCTTGGCAGGTCCAGTAGGTGAGGTAGAGACGAATAGCCTAGACGGTAACTTCGCGTCCGAGGACTTAGGACGACTTGAACCTAACTCCCTAATCTCTGTTAAACCACGGTTCGCAGGGAATAACTCATCTGTAATTCGGTTACAGCAGATCCAGAACAATGTCCCCACATTCATAAACGTGCAAGAGAACCTACGCCACCTTGCCGACATTCGTACAGGACTCCCGCCTAATATGCACGGCTTAACGCAAGGTTCGGCAGACCGTACTTGGCGCGGGTCGGCTGCCAGATATGCTCAGGCTATGAAGCTCCTGCAAAGTGCTATCATCAGTTTAGAGCACCATGTAATCGAACCTATGGCGGTTGAGCTGTATCAGCTGAATACATTGAACGCAGACGACTTCAAAGAGTATGGAGAGTTACGAGGCGATTGTACCCCACGCGCTAGAGGAGCCGCAGGTTTAGTTGAGAAAGAAGTTAAGAAAACTGAGGCTCTCGAAGCCCTTCAAGTTATCTCTCAGGTTATTCCAGCTCTTCAACAAAGCCCGAATTACAATGTTCAGAAACTGTTGAGTGATGTGGTCCTTGAAGTCCTTAGAACTATGGGCATGGATACGCATAAGTATGAGTATTCGAAGGAAGAGTTAGACCAGATTCAGCAAGCCGCCGTCCAGCAGCAGATGATGGCACAGCAGCAACAACAGACTGCGCAAACTCAAGGTAACCCAGAACCAGCACAAGGAGGCGCACCTGTTCAGGGCATACCACCTGTGATGTAGTCCGAGTACACTAAAATTATATAAGGCTCTTCACTAATTCCTAATGACTGTGTGGTAGTCATTAGGAAACCATGTGCTAATACACGGAATTTACTTAGATATGAAAATTCATAAGTATTTTTCAAAAATGCTATTGACAATTCATTATGAACGGTTCATAATGAATATTCTTACCTAAACGACATAAAAGGAAAAATATTCATTATGAATTTTAAACTACAAGTAGATATACTAGGTACTACGGTACAAGCAGAAACTAAGGATAGCCTTATAAATCTTAATGACTTGTTTAACGCGGGGAACTCAATACGGAGCAAGACGGGCGGATCCCCTCTTCAGTTAGCCTCATTCCTACGTTCAAAATTAGTGGAGGACTATGTAAAAGCCGCTTCAGAAGTATGGGGAATAGGACAGGACAGGTTTATAAAGAAAACGGGGGTAGGAAATAAAACTCGTACGATGGTACATATAAGTGTGGCAGTCTTGGCTGCCGAACAACTCTCACCTCTATTCCACGCCGCAGTACATAAGACCTTCATTGAAGGTAAAATTATGGAAAACAGAGAATATGGGGCTACGGAGTTTAAGAGGCTTAACTGTGTACTCGATACAAATTTACCAGATAGGGTAGGCAAAGATAACAAAGGAGTTTTTATCCAAGTCGCAGTAAAAATACGGGAAAGAGTTTTAGGAGCAGATATAGGGTGGGATAAAGCAACTCCTGAACAAACTAGAACAAGATTTGAGTTAGAACAGAAAATCGTAGGGTTTTTAGAATTAGGGCTAGTTCGTGACTACCCACACTTAAAAGAAATTATAACCAAACTTTGAAAAGGAAACAAAATGAAAGTATGTAAAGAAGGCGGATTTTTACGAAATATTTACGAGTGGTATTATACTGAAGAAGGCTGTTGGTGTTGTGAGATGACACGAATGGTACTTGCAGTATTTATCATGGGCATGTGCGCAGGTTGGGGCATAGCTAAAATATTTTAGAATACATCTTGACAGGACTTTCTAGCTATGTTATAAAGAATTAATATAACTAGAAAGTTACCACTATGATTCTCGAAGGCTCAGAAGTACTCATTGGAGATGTCGTACATGACATCTTACTAGGCGACGGTTTCGTAGAGGCAGTCGGAATTACCTCATGTCAGGTTAAGTTCACTGAACGCAGATTAGACTACTATGGTAATGGACTATGGGGCGGTACAAAACGATTGTATTGGCGCAATCCCATTTACATGATTCCCACTAAAAATGACCTTCCAGTCTGGGAACTTAGTAAAACAATCGTAGAAACTATCCAAGCGTTCCAAGGGTAATAATGGGTATCTCGACACACGATAACAGTATCCTAATCAACCCTCCAGAAGGGTTTGAAAAGAACAGTACCGTTATGTTCAGCCCACAAAGCACTTCTACCAATTCTGTTATATACCGTATTGACCTAGATCAAGTGTTAGAGATTAGCGTGTTCGCGTTACCTGACACTGCTCAAATTATTGTACATTGGTTGAAAATAATTTCGACTGAAGAACTCCCGTCAGGGTGTGGTTGCGTAGACCTTTCAGTAACCACAACGACCACGATTCAATATGACAAAACTCTAAACCAATCTACATTCTCGATCGCGTCAGATGATGCTATTAAGTATTTTGGTATGCGTGGATTCTTCTACTTCGAGATTGTCTCAACAGACATCACCCCGCCAGACACCTACCTTGCTGAAACATATGTCGAAGCAACTATCGTACCTATGCCCAAACACACCCTCCCTTCACAGATCCTTGGAGCTTAACCATGTCATTTGAAATTTTCGGCTTAACCTCCACAAGTCAGAGCAGTGAAATCTTTATGATTCACCCTGGTAAAGTGATGGAGATTAGTCTGTTTGGTTTTAGTTGCGATGATATTTTATACATCGTAAAAGTAGATTTAGAGGGTCAGAACCCCACTATGTCACAGACCCCTTGTAATGCGACCATCCAAGAGAACCCTGCAATTAAGTTGGAAGAGATTGTTAAAAATTGCGCCCACCGTAAGTTGGATGCAAACCATAACATAGGTTATATCGTTACCCCAGGAGCATACTCATTCTACTTAGACCCAATTGGGGCAGTAGGTAATGTGCGTGTGAAAGGTTCGGTATACAATCAGTCTGACCTACCACTACTTCCGAGCAGTTTAATTTTACAATAGGAGAATAAAAATGGCAATCGCTCAAGCAGTTTAATTTTACAATAGGAGAATAAAAATGGCAGTCGCTAAGAAACCAGCAGTCAGTACCAATACCCCGAAGACACCTGCACAGATGTTGAACACCCCTCCAGCGGGTCGTCCACTTCAGATGAATGGTCCAGTCCGCCGTACCTGTACGGCATGTGGTAAGTAACCTATGAACGCAGATCAAACCATCGGAGAGTTAGTTAAGGCTATCCAAAAGAATGATGAAGGTCTGCTACGTAGGCTCATCCAAGTGGTCTATGACCGCGCGGAAGAAAATTATGAAGAGCTAAAGGAAGCTTTAGTTCACAACGAAGATAACCGTCCAGAGGTACTTCGGGCACACGGAGTGCTTCTGGAAATTTCAAGACTATACCGCCTTGTGGGAGGAAAATTAGATGGATCCTAGAGATATTTTTACACAGAAAGTCGAAGCTGCTAAACGCCGTCAATCTGGCGAAGTGGCTGCTACACCTGTAATTGAGAAACAAGAAGTAGCGCAAGCTAAGTCGATGCCTGAAGCAGCTACATTCACGCCTAACTTCATTGAAGACTCGCCTGAAGCTGAATCAGCAGTAATCTTAGATGTAATGTCTGATCAATACGGATGGGATCCTGAAGCTGATACAACCGAACCTGAAGCCACCGTCCATACTCCTAACCAAGAAGTAGAAGACTTAAGAGCACAGTTACAGGCTCTTCAAGCACAGGTTGAACAAGCTAACGCGCCTAAAACTCCAAGCCAAGCTTTAGCTGATTTAGACGCAGATGTAGAAGACTATATGAGCTTACTACCTAACTTCGCCGAGTTAGAGCATGTAGATGAAGATGTAGCAACCGAGATTACAGATAAATTGGTTAAACCAATTTTAGCGCAGATGAGTAAAGCGCATGAGAAACAACTGAAAGCGCAGCAAGCAGCGTTTGAAGAAAAACTGAAGAACTCGAGTGAAGGGTTCTCCGAAGTAAAAGAGAAGATGCTCGCTGATGTTAATCGAGATCGGGAACAAGCATTCGTTGCAGTCGCTGGACAGAAGTTATCAGACCATGTACCAGACTTGAACGCGTTATTAACGAGTGAAAGATTTAAGAAACATGTGGCGGAGAACTTCGTTAAGGGGACACGCGTTCCACTAGCTGATGCCTTATATGACGCATACCAGCGAGGGGACACTGAAGATTTCTCACACATTATTAAACAGGTCGTACCTAAAGCACGTACTCTCGGAGACGGTGCAAGACCTAACTTAGGGTCTCGAGGTGTCTCGATGCAGCCACAAAAAGCCTCATCGAACGCCTCGATCTCTGAAGAGCGTAGTAAAATACGCAAGGACGTTATGGCGGGGAAGATCACGCCGAACGATGCACGAGAGCGATTGGCTGCTCTAGGCTAAATTTTTTAAAACCGCATATAATAACAATAATAGGAGAATTTTATGCAAAGAGTAGGCGCAAGTGGGTTTAACGGTAACTTAGAACCGTTTAATCAGTTAGAAACGTTCCGCGAAGATCAGGAAATTATCTGTCGGGCGGAGGATTTACTTCCTAAAATTTGTAATATGGATTACATCACTGACCAAGACGTCAAATGTCATCGTTACATTAAAGTCCGTTATGAACCTTCAGGCTTGGAATGGCAACCATATGAAGTAAATGGTGAGATCCGTTACTCTGAAAGTAGCCGTGGCACACAATCATTTAAAGTATGTAACTACTTATCGACCCATCGTAAAGTCGATATGTTTGAGCGCGAAGCTTATTGTGATGATGGTGAGTTCTTAGCCGAACACAAGAAGATTATCACTGCGACAATCCGTGATTTGGACGGTATCTACATTCAATATGTGTTAGATTTAATTCGTGCTACGATTTCAATCGACAACCGTATCGGTACAGAAGCTACTCCGATTTTAGTTAGCCCAGATAACATCCACTTGTTTATTGAACAAATGTTGTTGATCTTAACTCGTTCACAAGCAGCTTGTAACTTATCAGAACTCGTCCTGTTAGTTCCTCGTGAGTTCCGTACCTTGTTATTATCTACCACATGGATCCGTCAAGATGCGACAGGCATGGGTTCGATGTTCTCAAGCGGCGAAACATTCCGTTTAATCAATGGTGTTGAAGTTTTAGTAACTGATTGGGTTCGTCCAGTAGCCGTTACAGCAACTGAATACTCAATTCCAATGATGTTAATTAACCGTCGCTACATTGCGTTCTATGGTAAAATTACTCATACGATCGACATCGGTTCTAAATCAGACCACAATAA